GTAGCAACACCTGAGTGCATTCTAAGATCATCACCGAGAAATAGAATCTTCTTTCTTTTATTTTGTGGAATGTAACCGTTTATCATTATTATATAGTCTTTGACTGTTTGATATTCTCTACGAAAGTACTGCCTGTGTAATATGTACTGTATGTACTGTGAATTTTATGTCTGAAATCTGGGTCTGTGATGTAGAGAAATAGAGCTCTCTCTGTCAGATCTTGTAGGTACATCTTATTCATCTTTGTGAGTACTCTAAAGTCCTCGTAGATGCCTTTAGGAACCTTGATAGATGTGAGTGTTTTTTCTTGTGAAATCATGTCTTTTACCTATAAATATACACAAAATGTTTACGTTGTATATTTTTTAGATATTTTTTTTATCACACATCGATGAATCACTCTTAAATGGGCAGTACTTACATCCTTCTGTATTTTTTGGATATACTTTGTCTATGTGTTTACCACTTTGATCGAATGCATTTCTCACAAAAGCTTTAAGATCTTCGACTGCCTGCTTCATCTTGACTTTGCCTTGAGTTGGAATTACATGCTGAACTCTTTTTATCGGGAACTCTGCGTCCTCATAAACCTTGCGTCTTACTATAAAGAACTCAACATCTACCATTTCAGGCTCAACTCCTAATTTCTTTGAGTAGAAATGCTTGTAGAATAGGAGCTGATTGAGTTTAGTCTGATCTTTCTTGTCTTTGTCTTTCCACCCAGATGTACTAGTCTTTATATCGTATATCTTGTACTTCTTGCTGGTTTTATGCCTCATGATAAGATCTATGCTTCCTATCATAAACACATTTGGGATTTCTTCTACAACTGGCTCGGTGATTGGTATTTCTATCCCGATAAGTTCTTCATTCTTTAGAGAGAAAAACTCTGATCTCTTTTTTCTAACATATTCCAGTATATTCAAACCATCATCGATGAACTCTTTGAAATCTTCAGGCTTCACAAAGTGTTCTCCTTTATTTTGCTCTTTTGCTTCTCTATAGTTCTCTATCATGCGAGTCTTAAAGAATTCAGAGAGATCCATCGAATCGGCCGCTTTTCCTGATACTGTGTACATTACATTGATATACTCTTGCAGAGCTTCATGTAAACTTGTACCAAAAGTAAGATTGATCGAATTCTCAAACTTCTTATGCTTCTTTACATACTGGAGATACCAATTGTGTGGGCATGTTTTATACATACTATATTGCGAGTACGATATAGCTTTCTGATACGAGTAATCTACTGGGTAATTTTGTTGAGGCATTTTTCTTCTTTCTTTAGTCTTTTTGTTTCTTTCATTTTAAGTATAGATTCTTCTGTATGTCGTTTTCCAAACATGTGATTTTTTTCTCCTAATATAGATTGACCTTGACTTTTTCTTGACTCTTCTGATCTTTTTTTTCCTCTCATTCCATTGCCCATATTCTTCTTAACCTCATCAGTATGTTTTCTTCCTTTATTGAAAGTGTTACCTTTTTTCTTTTCACCTAATTTCTTTCTATGATCTTCTGTAAATACATAATCAGAATGTTTACCTTTGTTTGAAAGACTAATATTTGCTTTATGTTGATCAGATAATTTAGATCCGATTAGCATCTTTGATAATTGAATTCTAGAATATTCTACTACTCTTGAACTTGGTCTATATCTATTGTTGCTATTATGAGATGAACACATCATTGAGAACGCATATAGCAATTTTCTATTCTTAGGATATAATTCAACTAATAACCAATGCGCTAAAAAATGTTCTCTTGCTGTTAATGGTACTATATTCTCATGATCCCAATTTCTACTTTTTCCAGAACCTCCTAATGCCTGCGGAAGAATATGATGTCCTTCATAATACCCTCCAGATTTTTTGTGTAATTTTCTTTGCTCTAATTCAGTCTTTGCTCTTTGACAAATTTGATCATAAATCTTTCTGTAATTCATAGTATCTTTTACTATAAATATCTAGAAATTTTTGTAATCTTGCTTAGGCATCTGGAGTGTCTGTCTTTTGTGTTTGAAGTTCTTTTGGAAGGAATTCCTGATTTACATGTCCGCATTGAGTGCAGGCAAATGTAGGTATTGGTATGATTGAGTCTTGTGCTGTGCCAGTGAGAAACTTAGACGCTTTACGTATAATCAGTCCCTCTGTAAATACCTGACCTCCACAACTGTCACATGTCATCGGTGTTGTTTTGTCTAGCGTGATGTTTAGTTTAGGTGCTCCGCCTCCACCCATGCTGATTTCTTTTGCCATATTGCTTTTTATTAAAGTAATGATTCTTTTTGTCTTTAGAAAGTATATCCTATGAGTGCTGCTTTATTTTATTGATAAGTAGCATTTTTGGCATTGCTCCAGTAGTTCTATCTACCACTTGACCATTCTTTAGGAAGATCATTGTAGGGACTGAAGTTACTGAATATGCTGATGCCATCGAGGTATTTTCCTGGGCATCTATGTAGTTGATATTTACGCCAGTTTCTGAAGATGCTTGTTGTACTACTGGTTTAAACATTTGACACGGTCCACATGTCTTTGTGCTGAAATATAGAATGCTTATCATTTTGCGTCTAGTATTGCTTTGAATTTAAAATATGATTTGTGTTTTTCAACTCCTGGTATTTCCCAACCATTATTGAAGTCTTTTATAGTGTGCTCTGGTTTGATGTAATACTGCCATATTGGATTTTTGATATACTTTAACCACACACAAAGCAGATCCTCTAAGTCCATTGGTTTCATATTGTATCTTGCGCACAGCTTCTCAAAGTCCTTATACTTAAATCCAGGTTTGAGTATCTTCATTGATGATGTTGCTGTAGGACCAAGTTTACACTCTGTCCACTCATCGATCTCAAATAGACCTTTAATTTTAGTGTCAAGATTTACATAGTTTGCAAGATCACCTGCCATCAGTAGATAGTGAAAGTTAAATGCGTGGAGATTATGCTTCTGATTGTATTGATTCATTACATCTACAATGCCACCTACACTAGTTCCAGGTTTAATCTTCTCTACTATATGATCTGCCCATGGCTCAAAGTGATTGATAACCAAGTCTTTAAGAGGATATCGTGGTGGTTGATTCACACAGCAGCTTACAAAATTGCCCTTGTCTTCTTTCATGAACTTATAGAAGTCTTTGTATGAATTATAGTGCTGGAAGTTAAGCAGGATCGTGTTGTTGTAGCCGTGATTATATTGGTTTGATGTGCCTGATCCAAATATCCTGTGTGCATAAATCAAGAATAGATAGTCATATGTGCCCCACTCAGGATTTGCAAGTGGTTTATAGATATCCCAGGTAAGTGATTCTTTGCCCATGAAATAATCTTCTAACAGGAATATAAATCCTTCATACCTTCTATCGATGTTATGGAATAGGTTTACATTATCGACGTAATTATCTCCGGTATTGAATTCCCTCTTTCTAGTTTCAATAAAGGTCTTTTCTGTCTTTCTATTGATATCGATGAAGTAATCCAAACATTCTAGTGCTATTGGATTGTAACCGTTTTGATCTAACTGTATATTCATTTTTACTTTCTTTTCGTTGTCTTTTATAAGATATACACTAGATGATCCTTTTGATTCTTCTTCGACTGGGACTGGAGTAGCCTCATCATGATAATCTTCTGTTGAGCATTGATATTCTTCTTGTGGAACTGAAGGACTAAATGATATAGGGCCTGATACTGACATCATCATCTCTGGAACATCTGAGTATTTATATGGTCCACTTGGAGGAGTTATCTTATCAAAGTGCCTCTCATAGATATGTAAGTTAGTGATAAACCAATGCATCTCTCCAAGTTTAGTATTTGTATCAAAGCAGACTTTATTCATCAGCTTTGCAAATGTGTACTGATCATTGCAAAATCCAAACCAAAGATCTATGCTTCTTGCGAATACTGTGAGATTTAGTTTACCTTCTACTATGGTGAAGTTAAGCATAACGTTACAGGGAGTGTCTGCGTCATACCTCTCTAGCTCATTTATATCGTAATGAACAACTATAGCTCTTCTTGAATTAGGGTTCTTCTTGAGCTCCTGGATAGCACGATCTAACTGTCCATTCTTATTCCAAAAGTAACCATAGTTTGAGTTTACTTCTGTTGTGCCTGGGACCATCATATTCTTCCAGATCTTTGCACGTTCTGATATCTCGGTCGCATCTCTGTTTCCGGTCATATACCAATGCCACTCATATTCGGCGTAGTCTTGGTTGAATTTACGCTCAGGCTCTGTAATGATCATCTGCATTGGGTTTTCCAAAGTAAATGATGCGTTGAATACGGCCTTAGTGCCTGCGAAATCTTTACCACTTTTATTGATCTGGAGATACAGGCTCTTAAATGCTTCGTTTGCGTTTTTAAATATCATATTTCGAAATGTCTATAAATTGTTTAAGGAAATCTATACCATCAGTCTTGCGGTATTGATCTATGTATACTACACGTTTTATTCCAGATTGTAGTATTAGTTTTGCACAGTCAACACAAGGAGATAAAGTCAAGTATAATGAAGCACCATCTACTGAGTAACCTGTTTTTGCGGCTTTTAAGATCGCATTCATTTCTGCGTGGATCACCTCAGCAACAGTCACACCATGTCTTTCACAGCAATTATCCATTCCAGCTGGAGTTCCATTATAGCCAAAAGATATGATGTTGTTATCCTTTACTATTAGAGCTCCTACTTTAGATCTTTCGCAGTGAGATAGTGTTGAGATCTCTTTTGCGATGTTTAAATATACTGTGTCTAATTTGTGTAGCTTATTCATATCCTTCATTTCTTTTTGAGTGTGCATTGTGATATTTACTCCGTATCCGTATAGATTATATCCTCCCATTTTTAATGAATTCCTGTGCTACCAAAGCCTCCTTCACCTCTTTCACTTTCTATTTGATCTAGAGATTCTACAACCTCAACATCTTCATAGTTAACTTGCAATAGAACAAACTGCATTAGCTTTTGACCTGGATTGATCATTGTAGTTGTCTTGCCGTTATTGAATACGTGGATATGGATCTCACCTTGATAGTCCTCATCAACGACTTCTGCGCCTTTGATCAATTTATTCTTTGTTGCAACTCCAGATTTATTGAAAGCGATTAGAGCATATCCTGCTGGTACTTGTGCTTTTATGCCTGAAGGAATTAGAGCATCTTCTCCAGGTCCTAATAGTATTGGAGTTAGATCATCTGGTGTGTAAAAGTCAATGCCTGCGCTTTTACTTGTGCCTCGTGTTGGTGTTTTAACTTCTCTGATTTTTTGGATCTTCATTCTATTTTGTTTTGTCGTATTCGTCTTTATAATGTTCTACCATTGCCGTTAGATATGCTATAGTATCTAAGACGTTATCGTATTTTTTTGCGTAAGATTCTCTTGACATTTTTAGAGCAACCATACAGAGATACATGTCCTTTGCGGTAATTGGTTTACCTGTCATAGTCGAGGCGAGTGTTGCAGCCTTCTCCATGCTCTCTTTCATTGGACCATATTTTCTCGCTGATTCTTCTCCTCTACGATAGACAATGTCTTGTGCTTGTTCGAGTATATTCATAAAAGAATATAGTATTTTTATATAAATTAGGAAAGTATTTCTGATAAGTGCATATAGTATTTTGGCTTTATGTGCACTGATTGTTTTGATTCTAGTATTTCTAGCATTGCTGTACCATCTGAGTCTACCCAGTCTTTTGACCATGATATAAAGTTTAATCCTGATTGAGCTATAATATCATTTGCAATATCTCTTAGCTCCATTCTCAATTGTCTTGACCCGTAGAATGGTTGACCTTTATATAGTCCTGTGCCTGGAATTTTCCTAGACTCATGCTCTACTGGAAGTAATTGGACTAGGGTAGGATTATTTAGCTCTCTTGCAAAGTTTACATATTTTGTAAACAATTCTTCAGTGGCTTTATAAGGATCTGCCATACGACCTAAGTGGAACCTAAGATCAATATTACCAAAGTATAGAGTCACACCTCCTGGTCTTACTTGATTGATTGCTTGAGCATTTGCATGTTTTAACCAACCAAATAGAGTTTTTCCTGGGTTGAAACTAAGTGCATATCCAGGTTGCCATACAGAGAGTGAATGTGAGTCTCCTATTACAATATATGGATTTGGCTTTGAGAAGTAATCTACAGCGCTTCCTATTGGCCAATTATCACTATCGATTTTAATCCTCTGGTTAAACTTTCTAAAATCAAAGGTCTTATTGACAAACTCAAACTCGCCTTCAAATTTAGATATCGCCTCCATCTTCTCTGTATGAATCGGCTGAGGTCCACCTGGTACATTAAAACTACCATCGGTGAAATTTACACCTTCGCATACATAGAGCTTATCATATTCTCCCCATGTTTCAGGTTTTGGATTGACATCTACCGTGTCTTGTGGATTGAGGTCTTTGACCATCTTTGTACAAATGAGACCGTAGCCTCCACCTTGTGTATTAAAGGTAGAGCCTACGTTTCCCATTATTGATATTAGTGCTGCTTTCATAACCGTGTTTTTTTATAAAATTACATCATTCCTCCCATACCTGGAAATCCTTCTGTTGAGTTCTCTTCTTTATCTGACTTTTTCTCTAGCACTACTGATTCCACTGTGAGGATTGTACCTGCTACGCCTGCTGCGTTCTTGATTGAAGATGTTACTACTTTTGTTGGATCAAGAAGACCTGCTTCAAGTCCATTTACTATGCAACCTGCTTTAGCATCGTATGTAGTAAACTGATCGTCTTTAATCGATATACCATGAAGTATCTCATACCAATTCTCAATTCCAGCATTTGAAAGTATTTTCTTAAATGGCTCATGACATGCTTTTGCTACGATATTAAATCCGATTTTCTCATTGTCTTTCCAAGAAAGTGTGCTATTCTTTACTGCAGTGATTGCTTTGATGAGTGCTATACCGCCACCTGGAAGTATACCGTTTACAAGTGCTGCTTTTGTTGCCAGTAGTGCGTCTTCAACTCTGTCTTTCTTCTCTCTCATCTCGATCTCTGAGTTACCGCCGACGTTTATAATTGCAACACCACCGATAAGTTTACCAAGCCTCTCTTGCAGTTTCTCTTTTTCAAAGAATGACTGTGCTTTGTCTATCTGGTCTTTGATCTCTTTTGAGCGCTCTACGATTGCTTCTGTGTCACCTTTACCATCGATTATTGTAGTCTCTTCTTTGCTTACTGTTACGATCCTTGCTTTACCGAGAAACTTGTCCATTTCTGTTGGGTTTATCTTCTCAAGCTTGTGACCTTTGTTTTTTGACATCAGAGTTGCTCCAGTAAGAATTGCCATGTCCTCGAGTAAAAGAGTTCTGCGGTCTCCAAAATCAGGAGCTTTTACTGCCGCTACCTTTACTACGCTACGCATCTTATTGACAATCAATACCGCAAGTGCCTCATCTCCAAAATCTTCTGCTACAATAAGGATCGATTTGTTTTCTGTGTTTGCTTTCTGTAAGAATGGTACTACCTCATTCATTGAGTTGATCCTGCCATCATAAAGCATAATGTAGGTGTCTTCTAGTACAGACTGCATTGATGTGTTATCAGTCACAAAGTATGGACTTTTATAACCGCGATCAAACTGCATACCTTCAACTACCTCAAGAGTTGTTTCCCCTGTCTTTGATTCTTCTATTGTGATAAGACCATCGCGACCTACTTTATCGATTGCCGCTGAGATCAATTCACCTACTTCATTATCATTATTGCCTGAGATAACCGCTACCTGCTTGATCTGATCTTCTGTGCTGACATCTACTGAAATCTTTTTGAGTTCTTCGATCACCATGCTCACTGTCTTGTCAATGCCAGTTTTTACTTCAACCGCATTCACCCCTTGACGGATTGATACCATGCCCTCTTGGATCATCTTAGTTGCCAGAAGTGTAGATGTAGTCGTGCCATCACCAGCCTCATTCGCTGATTTGATCGACACTTGCTTTACCATCTGTGCTCCAAGATCTTCGAAGTCATTCTCAAGTTTAAGGAATGCTTTTGCTACTGTAACACCATCTTTTGTGGCTTTTACTTCGCCGTTTGGTTCACGTATCAAGACTGTACGACCTCCTGGGCCCAGAGTTGATGATACTGTTTTATTTAATTTTTCAATGCCTGCAAGGAGTTGTTCCTTGAGTTCTGTTCCGAAAACGCTATTTGTTGTGCTCATATTACTGTGTGATGTGTGATTTTAGACTGTGAATGACTTGCCTAAATAGGTAGTCTTTGCTTTTCTGTTCTGTTGGAAGTTCTGCATATGGAACATAACATGGATGCTCTTTAGTTTCCGGATTCTTCACTGGACCGTACTTCCAACCCTCTTCTGTCTTCTGCTTTAGCCAACTTTCATGTAATGCTTCTGGTGTGGCTTCTGGATTTGCAATGTGGAATTTTACTCCGTTTACCGCTGATTCCTTTTGCCATTGAGGAGCATCTTTCCATGTTGGTTGTGAATGGTCTGCGATGCTATGGCAATATGCCTTGTTGATTTCGTGCGCAACTTGTGCTATTTGTTCTACATTCATATTATCCTAGTACTCCTAATACTTCTGTTTCTTTTGTGATGTAATAATCTTCTCCAGCAAAGCTGATCTTTGTAGTACCCATCTTAGGAATCATTACGATGTCTCCTACTTTTAGCTCTGATGGAATTACGCGATCCGAGTGGTAGTTATAAGTTCCAGACACTGCGATAACTTCGCCAGTCTCAGGCCTCTCCTTTCCCATGTCAGGTAGGATGATGTTTCCGATCATTTCTTCGGAGGTCTCTGTGGGTTTCAATACGATGTACCCATTTTTTGGTTTAATGTTCATAATTATAATTTGTCTGCTAAATTTAAAATATACTGTTCATCTTCTAGATTCATTCTCCAGCGATTTGCTGAGATTTTATTACAGGCATACGTAAAACTCATATCATCACCTACAAGTGCGGTTCTGATCTGGTTTGTCATGTCTCTATAATTTTCGTGTGATTTTATTGCCTTAAGAACATCTTTTGCTTCTAATTCATCGAGCAATAATTCAAGTAAGTCTAGCTTATCGTCCTTTCTCCAAATAGATCGGACTATATCATCTAGATCAACATCAACGTCTATGCTAACGCTCCTCATAACTATATTATATTAAAATTTTGTGATAAAATAAAACCTTTCTTTTCAGTGGAATAAATGAAACACCCACAACCTATTTGATTTTTATAATTTTTCTCCGCAATTTGGGCAGAATTTCCAATTTGATTTTTTGATCCTTACTCCACATTCTCCACAGTAGTTTCTGATCTCACTTGCTTCTACAGCCTTTAGTGATTCTGGGAGCAATTGTATCTCATAAGTGTAATATGGAGTTTGCGTAAAGTTTCCTGAGGTGCTTGCGAATGTCTGACTTGATTTATCTCCTTGTGCTACTCTGCCTGTCTCAATAGAATCGGTAGTTGCCTCATTGAGAACACTCTTGCCAAGTCCTGTAGTTCTTATATTAGGACCTGAAACTGAAGTTGACGAATAGAAGCTACTTAATCCGTATCCTACAGTCTTGTCTGATGCGGTATAATAATATGAGTTGTAGAATACCGGAGGCGATACTGTTGTGATTGTAGTTGGTGTTCTATTAGTCTGGATCTCTGGATAGAATTCAACTCTGACAAGGCCATTCTTTTCTCTTGCTGCCTTTGTCTCTTCTACATTATCGACCTCAAATGTTTTAAATACAAACTTTGCATTCTCATCGATAAATCTTTCAAGGTATACTCTCTGATCTGGATTGATAACGATACCAGACTTGGAAACCAACTTGCCGTTGATCCAAATCTTTGCCATG